GGGAACTGGAACACCGGGGACTGCAACACCGGGGACTGGAACACCGGGGACTGGAACAAATCGTCTTTCAATACTGGTTGTTTTAATACAGAAGAACAGAAGATCATGCTGTTCAATAAACCGTCAGATATGACATATCGTGAATGGATAGATTCAGATGCAAGATATTTATTGAATCAGATACCAAAGGATGTTGTTGAATGGATATATGAAGAAGATATGACTGATGAAGAAAAGGCAGCACATCCAACCTATGAAACAACAGGCGGTTATCTCAAAGTGCTTGATGAATCTGAATGTGGTCAGTTGTGGTGGGGCAGCCTGTCAGACCGTAGAAAGGAAATCATCAAGGCAATACCAAACTTTGATGCTGAAATATTCTTCCAGTGTACGGGTGTCAGGGTAGATGAATGATCTGCACTTTATGCCCCATCAGGAAGATGCACTGAACAGAACTGAACAGTTCAACCGTTGTGCTTATTATCTTGATATGGGACTGGGTAAGACCTTTGTGGGTGCTGAAAAAATGTATTTGCTGAACAATGCGGTGAATGTGGTCATCTGTCAGAAATCCAAGATAGATGACTGGATTCAGCACTTCAAAGAATATTACCCAAGTGACCGTGTGATGAACCTGACCAAGAAAAGTGAAGCAATCAATTTCAGGACACTTGTTGATACCAAAGAATTATACAACAAGGATGTTCAGATTATAGGCGTTATCAACTATGAAACTGCTTTCCGGCGGGATTGGTTGCTGAAACTCAAAGGGTTCACACTGATGCTTGATGAAAGTTCACTGATAACCAATGAAACAGCACAACGGTCAAAGTTCATTCTGAAAATGCAGCCGGAAAGCGTGATTTTATTATCAGGAACACCAACAGCCGGAAAGTATGAAAGGTTGTGGTCACAGGTTCAGTTGCTTGGGTGGAACATTACAAAAAAGGCGTTTTGGTCATCATACGTTCAGACCGAATGGGTTGAAAACGGTGACGGGTACAAGAATGAAGTGATAACTGGGTACAAACACACAAAACACCTGAAAAAGAAACTTGCAGATCACGGCTGCATCTTTATGAAAACCGCTGATGTGATTGAACTGCCGGAACAGACTGAACAGAAGATATTCTTTAAGGTAACACAGGCATATAAGTATTTTATCAAAAACAGTTACATCATGCTTGATACCCTGAATATGTGCAAGTTCAAAGATGATTCAGATTATTACGGCACGGATGTGACACCACGGGTTGAACTGGTCGGTGATAACAGCCTGACCAAGATGCTATATGCCTGGCAGTTGTGCGGGCAATGGCACAAGGAAAAACTGGAAGGTTTGCGGGACTTGGTTGAATCAACAGAAGATAGGCTGATTATATTCTACAACTTTACCGCAGAACTTGAAGCAATGCAGAAAAAACTTGCTGATCTAAACAGACCCTATTCAGTTGTGAATGGGTCAAAGAAGGACTTGACTGCATACGATCAGGCAGATGATTCAATCACATTCATACAGTATCAAGCCGGGGCAATGGGTGGTAATTATCAGAAAGCAAACAAGATTATTTATTTCACCTTGCCACTTGGAAAAGGGTCATGTGATATGTGGGAACAGTCAAAAAAGCGTATTCACCGCATAGGACAAGCCAAACCGTGCTTTTACTATTACTTACTGGTGAAGGGTACGGTTGAAGAAAAGAACCTTGCAGCATTGAAGGAAGGAAAGGAACTGACAGATGAATTATTCAAAAATACTTAACTGGATATTTGGAATCATGGCATTTATTGGTGTATTCCTGATAATTGGTGCAGTCGGTGCATCTGACTATGCGGTTGAAATGGGAATATATGAACCACTTACCGCACACCTGAAAGAATATATCATTGGTGCGATTCTGATGATTCCCGGAATCATTTATTTGAAAATCACGGAAAGGGGTGATGAAACATGAACTATTCAAAGAACCTTAGAAAGTCCGCAATGGCAAAGCGGGTCTTGATCTTGCTTGGTGTTGCCTTTTGTGTTGGGTTAGCTGTTGGGGGTGTGTCTGTATATGCCCTGAAAACTCATATAACCGCCAAGGACAAAGAGAAATCAATAGAACGCACACTTGAACGGGATAATACAGAAACCCTTGTATATGGGGCGTATGATGACAGAACATTCACACAGGAAATTTCCCTTGACTGGGGTGCGGGCGATTTAGATTTCACACCGCTTGACTGCAAGATGCCGGAAGAACAACAGGAATTTACATATTACCTTTGTACCGGGTACAACATTGATTTTACCCTTGTTATGGCACTGATTCAGAATGAAAGCAGTTTTGACCCGGCGGTCATCAGCAAAACCAATGATTACGGTTATATGCAGATCAATCAGATCAATCATCAGTGGTTGACAGATACCCTTGGTGTTACGGATTTTACAGACCCGTATCAGAACATCAGGGCGGGCGTGTTCGTACTTAGAAAACTGTTTGAACGGTATCAAGATACCAATATGGTCTTGATGGCGTACAACATGGGTGAAGATGGTGCTGCCCGGTTGTGGGAAAAGGGCATCTATTCAACAGATTATACAGAAAAAATACTGAACTATCAGACACAGTTCAATGAACAGTTGGGCGGTGAGTAAATGGCAGCAGAAAAGAATTTTGAAAACAAAGTCAAGAAGTTCCTGAAGGACACCGGGGCATGGCTGCTGAAATACTGGGGCGGTGCTGCTTATACAAAAAGCGGTATTCCTGACCTGTTGGTTTGTTCAGATGGATGTTTCCTTGGCATTGAAGTCAAAGCACCAAACGGTGAACCGTCACTGTTGCAGTTGGTCAACCTCAAAAAAATCAGAGAATCAGGCGGGTATGGAATTTTGTTGTACCCCAAGGATTTTGAACAGTTCAAAATGTTCATTACAAAAAAATCAGAACTTAACGCTTGGTATCTTTCCAACATTGAAGATCAGAAGCGTTGGGAAATAAAATTATCAAAATAAGGAGTGAAAGAGCATGGCAGCAAAAAAGAAAGCAGATGCAGCGGTTGAGAATACCGCAGAAGTAACACAGGAAAGCGTTCAGGAAGAAATTGAACAGGTAGCAGCAGACAACGCAAAGGAACTTGACAATAAGAAGTATGTGGTTGACCACTTACTTTCAACCAAGCGTGAGGGAATGGAAGATCTGATTGCCTACATGGAAGAAATCGGATTCTTTGAAGCACCGTGCAGTGGTGGAAATCATCTTGCGTGTCAGTTCGGTCTTGTTCATCATAGCAGAAATGTAATGATGGCAGCAGAAAACATTGGTTATGCACTTCTTGGCAAGGTCAAGTATGCAGAAATCCGTGATTCAGTCATCATTGCAGCAGCATTACATGACTTAGGCAAGTGTGGTGATTATGGCAAGCAGATGTATGTGCCTAACATGATTAAGGACGGCAGACCTACCAAGGCAGAGCCGGAACAGAAATATAAACAGTCTGAAAGCAAGCCTTTCAAGCGTAACCCGGCACTTCTTCCACTTGACCATGCAACCCGCAGTATCAAGTTAGCAACCCTTTTCATTGACCTGACGGAAGATGAAGAATTTGCGATCAGATACCATGATGGTCTGTATGAATCAGCAAACTATGGAGTGAAGGGAAATGAAACCCCGTTATATTTGATTCTGCACTATGCTGATTTATGGTCAAGCAGAGTAACAGAAGGTGGCACAGATGAAGGGAGTGAAGAATAATGGCAGAGTATAAATATGATAATCCACAGTTGACTGAATCATTTAAGAACCACATGAATGAAGTATATGGTGCATCAGCATTTCAATACCCAAGATATGATTTACCTATGTTTGGGTTAGGTATACCAACGCCAAACATGCATAAGTCGGTTAGACCACATTGTGGTAATCGCTACAAAAAGAATGAATCTTTAGAACCTGATCGTATCTTAAAATCTAAAAATGCAACAGTTGTATTTTGGAAAGATGGAACGAAAACAGTTGTTAAGTGTGCGAAAAATGAAGAACCTAATGAGTACAACGCTTTCACCGCTGCACTTGCAATTAAATTATTTGGAACTAACAGCCGTGTGAAAAAGATCATCAAGAATAAAACAGTTATTCAGGAGAAGAAAGGAAAGGTGAAATAATATGGCACAGATGCTTTTGATTATGGGTGAATCAGGTACAGGAAAAAGTACCAGTATGAGAAATTGCGATCCGGCAACAACTGCCGTTGTGAACCCGGTTGGTAAGCCGTTACCGTTCAAGGGTAAGTTCACAATGCTGAACAGTGAGGTTGAATCCCGCAAAATCTGCAAGTTTATGAAGGAACAAGCAGCAGCCGGGAAGAAGTTACTGGTGGTTGATGACTTCCAGTATATCCTTTCTGTTCCATACATGAACCGTATCAAGGAAAACGGTTGGGACAAATGGAATGACTTCGGTGCGAACTACTTTGAAATCATTGAGGTGTGCAAGGAACTTCCTGATGATGTGGTGGTTGCTTATATGACCCACACAGAAACCCTTGAAAATGGCGTAACAACTATTAAGCTGATCGGAAAGTTACTTCGTGAGAAGATTACCATTGAAGGACTTTTCACCATTGTACTTAGAACAGGTGTGAATGAAGGGAAATATTACTTTTATACACAGAACAGTGGCAAGGACACCGTGAAGTCACCTATGGGAATGTTCCCGGCATACGCCATTGACAATGATCTGAATTATGTAGCCGATAAAATCCGCAACTTCTATGAAGTCGGTGAGTATAAGACAGATGCAGAAATGGGTCAGGCTGATGCACAGGCTGCATCCGATCTTGAAAAGCCGGATGCAAACGGCAGACGGGCAAGGGGTGGAAAAAAGACCACATCCACAGCAACACCACCTACCACAACAGAGGATGCAGCACCAAAGACAGGCAGAACCGCCCGCAAGACACATGATGAAGTGGTAGCTGAAAATAATCAGAAAATGGCTGATTATATGGCAGAGCGTGACAAGGCTGTTGATGCCGTTGCAAATGGGCGTGAAGAAATCCCGTTTGAAGAAGCGTGTGCAGCAGCGGATTCTGTACCGCAGCCGGAACTTGAAACACCGCCAAGAAGAACCCGCAAGGAAAGAAAGTCTGCTGAACAGTCTGAACCTGTTCAGGACGGTACAACAAACACTGATTCTGAATCTGTCACACTGGATGCAGACACATACTTCTATGTTCCGGCTGATGATAACTATGTGATGAAGCACAAGGGTGACACGGTTGACCTGATTGTTGATGGTGTTGAGGTTATGAAGGTCATCAGCAAGGAAGAATTTGGTGAAGGTGTGAAGCGTTTAGCACAGGCAGACAACCCTAAGCCGGAAAACCCTATTGACGGGGCAATGAACCCGCCGGAGAAGGGCAGACGCACAAGAAGAAGTGCAGCACAGGCACAGCCTGATAATGCAGATACAGCAGCGGATGAAACCCCGGCAGTAGATGAACAGCCGACTGGCAGAACCCGCAGAGTAAGAAAAACACGCTAAGAAAGTGAGGTAAAAGAACATGAACAATCCTTTTGGTTTACCTGATGAACTGTTTGGTGCAATCCTTGCATCAGCAATCACAGAAGGAATGAACACGGCAAACAACCATTCAATGAAGAAGCCGAACCCGGCAGCACCTAAACAGGATGTACCGCCGGAAGATGGTGCAACTGCTGCAAAGAAAATCTATGATTCCTATGTAAAAGCCGGGTCCAATGAGGTTCAGGCGTTTGAGTTGTTAAAATTAGTATTAAGCAAATAAGAAAGGTTAAAAAGGTGAAAAATTATGGCTATTGATTTCAGTGCATTTGATGAAAAGGTTGATTTACAGGAATTACAGAATGAGGTGCAGAACGCACCTGACAATGATTTTGCTGATGTGCCTGATGGTACATACATCATTGGTATTGAGAAGATGGAAATTAAGTTGACCAAGGCACAGGATAAGTTGATGTTTGCAGTTCAGGCAAAGATCAAGGAAGGTGAACAGGCAAACCGCATGATCTTCTTCAACCGTGTTATTTCCGGCAACAGTTCAGCAAAGTGGACGGACGGACAGGCAATCAAGTCTGTATGCACTTGGGTGAACAAGCTGATTGCAGAAGATGACACACCTGTTGAGTTCGTAAACTATGCAGATTTTGCAGATCAGATTCTTGATGTATTCCAGTCCATTCAGGGTGCGATTGAAGTTGAGGTTGATTACAAGGCAGATGCTTTCAACCCTATCACAATCAAGGAAGTTTTTGACTGCTAAAAAATTTTACTTGTAAAGTTAAGAAGTCTTAACTTAGAATGTTATCAGGCGGTGGCGGGGTCGCACCTTCCACCGCTATTTTCAGAAAGGGTGAATGTAGTGATTTTTTATGACTTTGAGGTTTTCAAGGAAGATTGGCTTGCCGTTTTCATTGATGTGACCAAGAAAAAAGAATATGTGATAATCAATAACCCTGATGAATTAAAAGCCTTATATGAAGCGAATAGCAAGGATATATGGGTAGGTTATAACAACCGCCACTATGACCAGTACATATTTAAGGGGATTCTGTTGGGAATGAACCCCAAAAGAATCAATGACTGGATAATTGTTGAAAAAAGGGAAGGGTGGCAATTTTCATCAGCGTTCAACAAAGTTCCAATGATTAACTATGATGTTATGCCGAACCCCCCGGTTGGTTTGAAAACACTGGAAGGTTTTCTTGGCAGCAATATCAAGGAAACGGATGTTGATTTTAGAATAAACAGGAAATTGACCAAGGAAGAAATTGAAATGACGGTTTTCTACTGTCGGCATGACGTGGAAGAAACCATCAAAGTATTCCTTGAAAAAATAGATGAATTTAATGCAATGCACGGTATCATTCAGGCTTTCCCGGACATTGTGAACCTGTCTGATATAGGGGACAGTGAAGCAAGAATCACCGCAAAGGTGCTTGGGTGTTCACGCAGATCATTTGAAGATGAATTTGATTTTTACTTCTTGCCGTGCTTGCAACTGAAAAAATACAAATATGTTCAGGATTGGTTTGAACAGAAAAGACAGGAAGCCTTGTCAATGGACTTGGCACACATGGATAAATACTCAAAACGTACATGGTATAAGGAACAGGGTCTTGAAACCGTGGTTGCGGGTATTCCTCATTCATTCGGTTTTGGCGGTGTTCACGGGGCAACAGCCACACCAATTCACAAGACCGGGCAACTGCTGCACGTTGATGTAAATAATTACTACCCATCAATGCTGATTGCTTGGGGACTGGTTACAAGGGCAGCAACCAATGACAATTACCCGTTAGTGTATAACACACGAAAAGCCATGAAGGAAAAACAGATTGCTGCAAAAAACGCCGGAAACAAGAAAGAAGTCAAGCGGTGGAAGAAAGCACAGTTGCCATATAAGAAGATGCTGAACGCCTTGTCAGGTGCAATGAAGGATGAAACCAATGCAGCGTATGACCCAAGAAACAATAACTGTATGTGCATCAACGGTCAGTTGATGTTGCTTGACCTGATTGAACACCTTGAAGTTGTACCGGGATTTGAACTGATTCAGTCCAACACGGACGGTCTTATTATTTGGATTCCTGACACAGATGAAGCCTTTGAAATGGTTGATGATATTTGTTGGGAGTGGGAACAGCGTTGTTCAACAGATCAGTGTTCAATTCTTCTTGAACTGGATAACATCAGTGAAATCTATCAGAAGGATGTGAACAATTACCTTTGGGTTGGTATTGACGGCGGTGTTGAAAGAATCGGTGCTTATGTGAAGGAACTTTCAGCGGTTGACAATGATCTGCCAATCCTGAATAAAGCACTGGTTGACTACATGGTCAAGAAAACCCCGGTTGAACAGACTATCAATCAGTGTGATGACCTGATTATGTTTCAGAAGATTGTCAAGTTATCAGACAAGTATGATTGGGTAGAACATGAGCATTGCACCCCGCTTGTCAGTCATATAGGCAAAAGAACAATCAAGACGGTGTATGAATACCCTGACAAGGACAAATACACATATAAGTCATACAGGGTGTTTGCATCTAACGATCAGCAGCATGGAAGATTGCTGAAACGTAAACAGGTGAAAACTAAGGGTGAAAAATTCGGTAATACACCTGACCACTGCTTCATTTTCAATGATTCAGTTGTTGGGGTAAAAACACCGCCTGAACTTGATAGGCAGTGGTACATAGATTTAGCAAAGAAACGCTTGAAACAATTTGGTGTTGTAGCGTAACACCGGGAAGGAAGGTTTTTCATGGATTTAGAAATCAGATATGAAAATGGTTCAATGACTGTTCATCTTGAAGAATTTTTGAATGTCCGCAGCATCACCAAGGTCAGGAAACTGCTGAAACTTATCAGAAGCAGTTTCACCCCGGAATGTGAACAGCAGATGAAAGAATTTATTCAGGAACAGGCTGAACAGTTTGAACAGGTTCAGAAGGAACACAGTATCTATATTGAAGGGTACACACAAAAAGTCAAGTATGTAGAACAGCAGATTAGACAGACACAGCACCGTATTTCACAGATTCAGACGGGTGTTAAAAATGCACAGCTTCTCCGGGATTCACACAGGAAGAACACAAAGGTTTGGAAGAACCGCAATGCTGATGTGAAAAAGTACAGGGAACGCCTGAGAGAACCAAGAAACACATTGAAGGAACAGAAGGAAGAACTGAAAGAGTTGAAATTTTTGTTGCGATTAAGGCAGCAGTCTTTTGACCGTAACATCAGGAATAAGGATTTTTATAAAAAGGTGTTAGAAAACATCACATAAGGTAGGTGATAAAAGATGCTTTACAAAGGTTATGTTGAAACCAAGGGCAAGGCAAGCATTGAAAAACTGAAAAACAGAACCACATGGAAAACCTATGATGAAGTGAAGAACCTGAATGGATTCGGCGGGGTTTTGGCTGATGACACCATCCTTATTGACATTGATGATTCTGACCAATCTGAAATTCTGATGAACATTGTGGAAGAACTGCAACTTGATTGTAAAGTCCTTTGTACCAGTAGGGGAAAACACTTTCTTTTCAAGAACCGTACCATTGCAAGGAACAGGACACACGTTCAGTTGGCTGTTGGTCTTACTGCTGATATAAAAGTCGGCAGTAAGTTGTCCTATGAGGTTATCAAGATTGACGGTGAAGAAAGATTTTGTGAATGGGACATTGAAGAAGGTGGAAAGTATCAGGAAGTTCCCAAGTGGTTGTTTCCGGTCAAGGCAACCGCAGATTTTGTTGATATGGATGCCGGGGACGGAAGGAATCAGGCACTTTTCAATTATATCCTGACCCTGACTGCAAATGATTTCACGGTTGAAGAAACCCGTGAGTGCATCCGCATCCTGAACAAGTTTGTTCTGAAACAACCACTGTCAGATGATGAACTGGAAGTGATCTTGCGTGATGATGCTTTTCAGAAACCTGTTTTTTTCCTTGGCAGCACATTCCTGTTTGACAAGTTTGCAGTGTTTATGAAGAACACGGCACACGTTATCAAAATCAACGGGCAGTTGCATATATACAAAGACGGTGTGTATTCCAATGGGTACAAAGAAATTGAATCAAACATGATTCAGCACATCCCAAACCTGAAGAAGATGCAACGCCGGGAAGTTCTTGACTACATGGAATTGATCGTTGATGAAAAGGAACAGTCAGATGCAAACCTGATTGCTTTCAACAACGGTGTATATGACCTTGTGACCGGGGAACTGAAACCATTCAGCACGGACATTGTTATTACTAATAAGATTCCTTGGGACTACAAGCCGGATGCCTATTCTGAACTGGCAGACAGTACACTGAACAAGTTAGCGTGTGGTGATGCAGCAATCAGGGCATTATTGGAAGAATGTATTGGTTACTGCTTTTACAGAAGAAATGAGTTAGGCAAGGCGTTCATTCTGACAGGTGATAAGTCTAACGGTAAAAGTACATTTTTGGATTGTGTGAAAGCAATCCTTGGTGATCGGAACATTTCAGCACTTGACCTGAAAGAACTGGGGGACAGATTCAATACTTCAATGATGTTCGGCAAATTGGCAAACATTGGTGATGATATTGGTGATGATTTTCTTCAAGGTTCACAGGTTAGTGTGTTCAAAAAAATAGTAACAGGTAACCGCATCAAGGCAGAGCGTAAAGGACAAGACCCGTTTGAGTTCAACCCCTTCATCAAACTGTTATTCAGTGCCAATGATATTCCCCGTATGAAGGACAAGACTGGGGCGGTACTTAGGCGTTTGGTCATTATCCCGTTCAATGCCACGTTCAGCAAGGATGACCCTGATTATAGACCATTCATCAAGTATGAGTTGACACAACAGGACAGCATTGAATATCTTATCAGGCTTGGTGTGGAAGGACTAAAAAGGGTAGTCATCAATAATGGATTCAGTAAGTCAGATAAGGTTCAGAATCAGTTGGATGAATATGAACAGGAAAACAACCCTATCCTTGCATTTATCAATGACACCGGGGTTGACATGATCGAAAATGAACCAACCAATGAGGTATACAAGCGGTATCAGGTATTTTGTGCAGACAACAGTATGCAGCCAATGTCAAACATTGTATTCAGTAAGCAGATCAACAAACGCCTTGACTTGGAAATTTCAGTTGTAAAACTGAACGGTCAGACAAGGCGTATTTTCAGAAGTAGAAAGGAAGGTATCAATTAGTGAAAGGTGGAAGAAATCAGGAAGGATATGCAGACCCAACGGCAACTATTGCCGTTGGTAGAATAGCAAAAGAAGAACGTGAACAGGTTGAATGTGAAGCAGCGGACAAACGTGCCTATGATCTGATTAAGGTTTTGAAGTACATCATCAAAGGTGCGGGGTTTGAACTGACTGAACGTGTTCAGATAAAAGATACCAAGACAGGAAGGGTTTACAGATGATTGAAAAAATAAAGAAATTCATCAGAATAATCACAATACTGCTGATGACTGCCCTTGTCATATTTCTAATATACACAGTATTCAAGTATGAATGGAAAAACATACTTTGTGTTGTAAGTGTCATTACGGTGTTTCTTATTATCTGTTGGGCGTTTGATTGGTGAAAGGGGTGAAGTCAAATGTATGATGAACAAGAAGATGCTGCACAGTTAGAATGGTGTCGGCAGTGGTCAGAAGAACATAAAAAGAAAATGACCCGGAAGATGCAGAAGAAGATCAGACGGGTTCAGCACTGGTGTAACTGTAAGTTGTATGTCAAGTATGCTTGGTATGAGTTCCGGGCAATGATGAAAGGATAAGGTGAATGATTATGGAAAATAAGATTTTGGGATTATTGGAACAGAAGGGCAGCGTATCAATGAATGATGATATTTTCCCGTTGGTAGAAAAAGAATTTGAAGGTCAGGTGATTGGTGCTGAACTTTATGAACTTGCACACCAATACATATCACAGTTGTTGTATGGGGTGCATACTGCCGGGGTTGCCGTGATTGCAGTTCCTAAGTTTGTAGCGGGTCAGCAGTTTGGTCAGATGGTTGTTGCTGATGTGATTTATACAAAGGTGAATGATACACCGTATGATTTTATGCAGTAGTTACGCAATAGTTACGGTTGGTTACGGTTCACGGTTACGGTTGAAACCCTTGTAAATACTGGCGGTTACGGTTGGTTACGGTTAAAAGCAATTTTCTTATTATTTTTATTTATTGTGTATTCTATACATCATAAAAAGTAAAAATATAGAGTATAAGGCGTGAACCGTAACCGTAACTAACCGTAACCAGTAGGAAATTCAAGGCTTTCAGGGTGTTTTTAGTGTGATTTTATCCGTAACCGCAAGCGTAACCGTAACTGGGAAAGGACAGGTGAAAGAATGAAAACATTATCCGCAAGGGAATATTTAGGACAGTTACAGGAACTTGATACTAATATCAATCAGGATTTAGAACGCCTTGATGATATGAAAACCAATGCTTGCAGTACCGGGGCAATAGATTATTCTGCTGAAAGAGTGCAGACAAGTCCGTCAGGTGACAGTTTATGCAAGGCAGTCACAAATTATGTTGCTTTCAATGATGAAATCAATGCAGAGATTGACCGTTTTTCAGATGCCAAGGAACAGATCATCAAACAGATCAGAGGTCTGCACAATGCAAGGTATTCACAGGTATTATTCAAAGTATATGTTCAGTTCAAAAGTTTGAAAGTTGCATCAGGTGAAATGGGTATGTCATATCAGTATGTCAGGAATCTTCACAAAAAGGCACTTACAAGGTTTGAAGAAACCTATGATGATCTGCATTATCTAACTTAATGTATGCTTACTGTCACTTGAAACAACAAAAAGAGCGTTTTACGATAGATTTTGTTGTTTCATGTATATTGTGTATTCTTGAATCTAATGATAGGATGTATCTTGACAAGATGGGAATTGTGAAGAAGCGGTTGTTTTTTCACAATTCTTTTTTGTTTATGCCGATATTTGCACCCTGAAATGTAATGTTTCAGGGATTTTTTATTGCAAAAATACATGAAAGGGGTGTTGTTTGATGGCAAAAACGGCAAAATTAACTGAAAAACAGCAGCGTTTTGTTGAAGAATACCTGATTGACCTGAACGCAACACAAGCAGCCATTCGTGCGGGTTATTCGGCAAAAACAGCAGATCAGCAAGGTTCAAGGATGTTGGCAAATGTCAAGGTTCAACAGGCAATTAGTGTTGCAATGGCAGAACGCAGCAAAAGAACAGGAATCAATCAGGACAGGGTTGTTTTAGAACTTGCCCGCATTGCTTTTGTTAAGATGACAGACCTTGTTGATAGTCACGGAAGAATCAAAGACAATGCAACTGATGATGACCTTGCCTGTATCGAATCCGTGAAATATAAACAGTCTGAATCAGAAACCGGGTCAAGCGTTGAAAGGGAAGTGAAGATTTCACCAAAGCTGAAAGCACTTGAATTACTTGGCAAGCATTTAGGTATGTGGAATGACAAGATTGATGTGAATATCACACAGCCTATTGTTATCACTGGTGAAGATGCCCTTGAAGATTAGGCGGTGATCGTCTATGGTCAAGAACAGAATATCTTCACAATATGTTTTTGGGTATCAGAAGTTTATCCTGTACCCGGAAGATTACAAAGCTACAAAGTCCGGCAAGAAAAAAGTGCTGCTGCCTGAACTGGTTGGTAAGGGTTACGGTACTTTTTGGCGTTGGAAAGGTAGATATAGGGTATGCAAGGGCAGCCGTGCATCCAAGAAATCAAAAACAACTGCTCTTTGGTACATCACCAATATGATGAAGTACCCACAGGCAAATACCCTTGTGGTCAGAAAGACTTTCAGAACCCTGAAAGATTCCTGTTTCACAGAATTGAAGTGGGCGATTCACCGCCTTGGCGTTGATGCCTTTTGGGAAATCAAAGAATCACCACTTGAAATGACCTATAAACCGACAGGTCAAAAGATTTATTTCAGGGGACTGGATGACCCCCTGAAAGTAACATCAATAACCGTTGATATTGGTTGCTTGTGTTGGATGTGGATTGAAGAAGCGTATGAAATCAGTTCAGAAGATGATTTCAATATGCTTGATGAATCAATCCGTGGTGCTGTTCCTGACGGTTCAGGACTGTTCAAGCAAATAACCCTTACACTGAACCCGTGGAATGAACATCACTGGATAAAGAAGCGGTTTTTTGATAACACGGATGATGAAACCCTTGCAATGACCACCAATTACAAGTGCAATGAATGGTTAGATAAAGCCGATCTTAAGGTTTTTGAAACCATGAAGAAGCAGAACCCAAGGCGTTACAAAGTGGCGGGTCTTGGTGATTGGGGTATTGTAGACGGTCTTGTCTATGAAAATTGGGAAGAAAAGGCGTTCAGTGTTGATGAAGTCAAGAAGATTGCCGGGGTCAAGTCTGTATTCGGTCTTGACTTTGGTTATACAAATGACCCGTCAGCACTGTTTTGTGGTCTGATAGATCAGTCAAGCAAAACCATTTGGGTCTTTGATGAAATGTATCAGCCGGGTATGAGTAATGAAGCCATTGCCGAACAGGTTCAGCGGATGGGATATGTGAAAGAGAAGATCACAGCCGATTCAGCAGAACCAAAGAGCATTGACCGCTTGCGTGAACTGGGTCTGAAAGGAATCAGGAAAGCAAGGAAGGGCAAGGACAGCATCAACAACGGCATTGACTTCATACAGGACTATCATATTATCATTCATCCCCGTTGCGTGAATTTCATCACAGAGATCAGCAACTATCAGTGGGATAAGGATGCCAAGACGGGCAAGAAACTGAACCGCCCTATTGATGATTTCAACCACTTGATGGATGCAATGCGTTATGCGATTGAACAGATGGCAAAGGGTGATGCCTTTAGTTTTGATTAAGCAATTACCGGGTAGAATACACGGTGTCAGCAGCCGTTTCTTTTTGGACGGTAGGAAAAGGCTGTCAAATGCTTACTCCGGGGCGGTTGCAATCGGTGACCGCCTATGACACCTGTATAACTACTTTTTGAGATATTAGAAACAAATTAGTAACACATACCCTTGGAAACATAGTGTTTTCAGGGGTTTTGATTTTATTATGCAATGAAAGGGGTGAATTGAACCGTGTTCAGTTCCTTAATAAACACACTGACATTGAAGGTTTCCAACTTTATACTGGACGGTGCAAGGTCAAGGATGACTGACAAGGAATTTCTTGAAAAAGAAATTATGAAATGGAAAACGTCACCCCACCGCATCATGCAAATTAAGGGTTCACTGTACTATGACAATGAACACGATATTTTGAAGCGGAAACGTACAATGATAGGTGAGGATGGCAAGTTACAGGTTGTTGAGAACTTGCCAAACAACAGGGTCATTGATAACCAGTATGCAAAAATGGTCAATCAGAAAGCAAATTATCTGTTCGGTCAGCCTTTTGCAATAAGCGGTGAGAATGACCAATATGTTGAACTGCTGAAAAAAGTGTTTAATAAACGGTTTATGAAAACCATAAAAAACAGCGGTAAGGCAGCATACAACGGGGGAATCTGTTGGTTATATCCGTATTATGACAATGAAGGTCATTTCACTTTCAGGCTGTTCCCCGGCTATGAGATTTTGCCGTTTTGGAAAGACAACGATCATACAATGCTTGACTTTGCAGTCAGGCTTTACTTGGTGATTGGATATGAGGGAACAACCCCAACCGTTATTGAAAAGGTTGAAGTGTATGATGTTGATGGTGTTCACAGGTTCATTCTTGACCACGGCACACTTATCCCTGATCTGACAAACAACGGTGAAGCCGATTGTTACCATGTCACCATGACGGATGCAACCGGGAAGGTGACAGGGTTCAACTGGCAGCGTGTTCCCCTGATTCCATTGAAAGCCAATGAACAGGAAACACCACTGCTGAAAAGGGTCAAGTCTTTACAGGACGGTATCAATGTGATGCTGTCGGACTTTGAAAATAATATGCAAGAAGATGCCCGGAACACCATTTTGGTATTGAAGAACTATGACGGTACTAATTTGGGTGAGTTCAGAAAGAATCTTGCAACCTATGGTGCGGTAAAGGTCAGATATGACGGTGATACCAAGGGCGGGGTTGAAACCCTTGAAATCACAGTCAATGCGGATAACTACAAGGCTATTGTGGAAATCTTCAAGAAAGCATTGATTGAGAACGCAATGGGTTATGATGCCAAGGATGACAGACTTTCCGGCAACCCTAATCAGATGAACATTCAGTCAATGTATTCTGATATTGACATTGATGCGAATGATACAGAAACAGAATATCAGGCAGCATTTGAAGAAATCCTTTGGTTTGTGAATTGCCATTTTGCCAATACAGGACAGGGGAACTTTGAAGGTGAAGAAGTAGACATTATATTCAACCGTGACATTCTTATCAATGAATCAGAAGCCATTGATAACTGTCAGAAATCTGTTGGTATTCTTTCTGATGAAACAATTATCAGTCAGCACCCTTGGGTGGATGACCCACAGGCAGAACTTGAACGCCTGAAAAAGCAGAAGGAAGAAGCACAGAAAGAAATGCTTGCACAGTATGACCCGTTTGGTACACAGAATGATGACCCTGACAACAAAGGTGACCCAAACAAGGGAAGTCAGGGCGGTGAAGTAGATGAATAACGGTGAATACTGGCAGAAGCGTTTTGAACTGCTTGAACAGGCAGCACACCAACAAGGGGTTCAGTGTTATGCGGATATTGAAAAACAGTACCGACAGGCACAGAAGCAACTTGAAGGTCAGATTGCTACATGGTATCAGCGTTTTGCATCTAACAATGGGGTAACCCTTGCAGAAGCAAAGCGGATGTTGAACGCAAAGGAACTTGCTGAACTGAAATGGGATGTGAACCAGTACATTCAGTACGGTCAGGAAAATGCGATCAACGGCACTTGGGTCAAGCAGCTTGAAAACGCATCTGCAAGATTCCATATCAGCAGACTTGAAGCCTTGAAGTTGCAGACCCAACAGAGCATTGAAGTCATGTTTGGAAACCAACTTGACAGTATTGACAGCACAATGCGGAATATTTACAAGTCCGGCTATTATCATACAGCCTATGAGATTCAGAAGGGTGTGGGTGTTGGTTGGGACTTTTCCGCACTGGATGACAAGCAGATCAGTAAGGTCATCAATAAGCCTTGGGCGGTTGACGGCAAGAATTTCAGTGAAAGGATATGGGGCAACCGTCAGAAGTTGGTCAATGAACTGAACAACACCCTGACACAGAACATCATCTTGGGAAAAGACCCACAGAAAGCCATTGATGAAATTGCCCGGAAGATGAACACTTCCAAGACCAACGCCGGGCGGTTGATAATGACAGAAGAAGCCTTTTTCAGTTCCGCAGCACAAAAGGACTGCTTCACTGAACTGGATGTTGAACAGTTTGAGATTGTGGCAACACTGGATTCCCATACTTCGGATATATGCCGGGGTATGGATGGCAAGCATTTTCCTATGTCTGAATGGAAGGTTGGTGTGACTGCACCGCCGTTTCATGTTCATTGCCGTTCAACCACAGTACCATATTTTGATGATGAATTTGATGCTGTTGGTGAACGTGCTGCACGGGATGAAGAAACAGGCAAGACCTACTTTGTACCGGGCAATATGACCTATAAGGAATGGGAAAAGTCGTTTGTCAACGGCGGTGATAAGTCAGGTTTGCAAGAAGCGTTGCCGAATGATACAATTAAGGCAAAGGAAGAAATCAAACAGGTTGCGGAAGAATTAAAGATTGACAATTTCCCGGATGCTTTCAAGGCAAAAGGTGAATTGAAAAATACACAGGCACTTGTGGACTATGTAAACGGGTTGGAAGGTACAGATGCAAATGTGGTTGCCCTGTATAATAGCATGGCAAAATTGGAAACCGTAGAAAACAATGGTATTCCATTCAAAATATCACATGGTAAAAATCACGCTGTTTCAACTTCAATATATACATTGACCGGGAATTTGGCTGATGTAAAATTGACAATTCCGAAACTGCAAGGTGAAAATCTTGCCGGACAGGTAAACACTACACTACATGAAGAAATGCACTTGATGGATTTGTACGGTAGAAAAGACCCGTCAAAAAGTGGTAATTGGTTCAGCACGAGCAGAACGACACTGATGGATGTATTCAAAAGTACATCGGATTCAATTAGTGATGAAGTTGCAGATCTATTTGCTGAACATAAGAAAGAGTATAGACGGGTTCGGGATGAAGTAAATGCAAAATATCAGAATTTGATTTCTGAACTGAATGATTCGGTGATGAATAAAACATTCCAAGGTTCACTTGCTGATTATAAGAAACAGTATAACAAACTGGTGTCAGCTATGAATGATGAACGTGATTATATGGCAAGAAACATCATGGGTGGTGGAATAGGAAATCTTGAAGATATTTATGATGCACTGTCAGGCGGTGTATTCAGAGATAAAGGAACAGTCACGTATGGTCATGGGTCATCTTATTACAGAAGTCAAGAAAGCCGGGTGCATGAAACAATAGCAAATTACGCAGCATTGAGTATAACAAGACCTGATTTGATTGAACTGCTGAAATTAGATAAGCCGGATTTGGTTGCAGAATTGGATGCGACTATTGTTGAACTTTTGAAGAAAGTGGGTGATGGATGATGAAAAATGAATTGATTGAAAAAAGCATAAAAGTCAGACAGTTGTTTTCAGAAGTTGATTTCCCACCTACAATGACACAATTTTTTGATTTAGACAGTGATGAACTACTGGATGAAAAGATTAGAGTGTTGACAGCGTTAAAAGATGGAAAGCAGATTGCAGATATTCCAAACTTTTATGCTATATTGGAATTATACCCCAAAGACGGGGAACATTGGGACTAAAAAGCACGGTCAAATAACCGTGCTTTTTTCATACCTTAACAAGTTATCAATAGACCTGTAATAATTGCTATATGGCGGTTATATGAGGTCAGAAAGGGGGATAAAAGGCACATGAAAACGTACACAATGAGAAAGGCATGGTGATCCTGATTATCTCCCGGCTACTGGGTCAAGTAGCATATAGAAAAGGCATCCGGCAACGGGTGTCTTTTTTCTTGCGGGTTGTCAAGCGTAAACCGAACAAAACCAATCAATCATGTGGGAGTAACCCCGTATAAAAACGTATTTGAAAGGATGGTATAGAAATGACAAGAAAACAGTTAGAGGATTTAGGACTTACCAAGGAACAGGCTGATTCAGTAATGAAAATCAATGGTGATGACATTGAGAACGCAAAGGGTACTGCTTCAACAGAAATCAAGAACTTGCAGACAGAGGTTGAAGGACTGAAAACACAGGTCGGTGACCGTGACAAGCAGTTAGAAACCCTGAAAGCATCTGCCGGGGACAACGCTGATCTGAAAAAGAAGATTGAGGACTTACAGACTGAAAATGCCACTGCCAAGGCAACCCATGAATCTGAACTGAACCAGTTGAAAATTGATTTTGCGGTTGAAAAGGCACTTACTGGTGCAAAGGCAAAAAACATCACCGCAGTCAAGGCACTTTTAGACCTGAAGGATGCCAAGTTTGACAAGGAAGGAAATGTCAAGGGATTGGCTGAACAGATCGAAAAACTGACCAGTGATGAAGGTACTAAGTTCCTGTTTGAAGCACAGAAACAGCAGCAGAATTTCAAAGGTTTTCAGCCGGGGGCATCCGCACAGCAGAAACCGGGTGCAGAAGTTGACACTTCAAAAATGAACTATGATGAATTATGTGCCTATTTAGCAGAAAATCCTGATGCTAACTTAGGTGAGTAAAAGAAAGGACAGGTGAAAATTTATGCCAAACGATAAGTTTGATTCTAAGAGTTTTAACCCACAGGCTTTCAAGTATATGGTCGGTAGAGTGCCGAACCTTCATATGCATGAGATCAAGAAGTCAAAAGCACTGGCGGGTAACCCTGACATTAAGGCAACCCTTGGTGGTAGTCAGGGCGGTACAGGTTACGCAAGAATTGCAATGCGTGGTCTGTTAGATGGTGATGCAGTCAATTATGACGGTCAGACTGATATTACTGCAACCAGTACCAAGACCTTTGAACAGGGGGTTGTTGCTGTTGGTCGTGCTAAAGCATGGCTTGAAAAGGATTTTTCCTATGACATTACAGGCGGTGTTGATTTCATGCAGAATATCGCAGATCAGGTTGGTGAGTATTGGGACGGTGTAGATCAGGACACTATTGTTGCAATTCTTGAAGGTGTATTTTCTATGACTGGAACAAAGAACAAAGAATTTGTTGATGCTCACACCTATGATGTAACAGAGAAGATTGAGGGTAAAATGTCCGCAACTACTCTGAACAGTGCAACCAATAAGGCGTGTGGTGCTAATAAGAAGAAGTTTACACTGGTATTCATGCACAGTGATGTTGCAACGAACCTTGAAAACCTGAACCTTGTAGCACACCTGAAATACACTGATTCACAGGGTATGCAGCGTGAACTTGACCTTTACACTTGGAACGGTAAGTTGGTAGTCATTGATGACGATATGCCGACTACTGAACAGGAAGGTTTTTATATCAAGGCAAAGTCAACTGATGAAGGTGCTTTACAGGTTGTATCTGATTCTGAAAGTACAATCACAGAAGGTAAGCAGATCAAAGCTGCTGATGTCACCCCGGTAGCAGACAGTTATGAATCACCAAAGGTTGGTGATTATGTGGTATTTATTGATGCGTTTACAGAGTATACAACTTATGTACTCGGTAACGGTTCAATCAGTTATGAGGATTTAGGGGTAAAAGTACCTTATGAGATGAATCGTAACCCTGAAAAGAATGGTGGTCAGGACACACTTTACACAAGACAGAGAAAGGTCTTTGCACCTTTTGGTATTTCTTATGAGAAGAAGTCACAGGCTACATTATCCCCTACCAATGAGGAATTAAAGAAGGGTGAGAACTGGACACTGGTACATTCCGGGGAAACTACGGAAAGTAAGCGTTCATATATCAATCATAAGGCAGTACCTATTGCCCGTATCATTTCCCGTGGATAATTTCTGATCTGAAAGGGTGGTTGCAATGTTTGATACTGATACAGTAAAAGAACGGTTGAAATCATTCGGTTATACGGTCAAGGCAGATGATGAATTTGCCTTGACCTTTTGCGTTGAGAAAGTACGCAGCACAATCAAGAATGAAATCAACTGGAATGATGTGCCGGAAGGACTGGAACACATTGCCGTTGATATGGCGGTTGGTGAATTTCTTCTTTCCAAGAAAACCTTTGCACCTGATGACCTTACCGGGTTTGATTTAGAATATGCTGTTAAGCAGATTCAGACGGGGGACACCAACACGGTTTTTGCGACTGGTGAAGGTTCAATGACCCCTGAACAAAGACTGACTTCTTTCATCAATTACCTTTTATCCTATGGAAAGGCTGAATTTAATTCATTCAGGCGTATCAGATGGTAAAACAGATTCAGGCAGCACAAAAGGCTGCAAGGAAAGCCATTGAAGCAACCTATTTTGGTACTTTGACGGTGACGGAACTACAAAAGGTAAAAAATGAGAAGTCAAAACTTATGGAAGAATCAGAGGTTGTAGTCTTACAAGACCAACCGTGTAGATTATCTTTTGAAAAACTGCAAACAGCAATTCAGTCAGAATCAGCAGCAACGATCACGCAAAGCACAAAGTTGTTTGTTTCCCCGGATGTAACCATCAAAGCGGGGTCAAAACTGACAGTAACACAGGACAATGTGACCACGGACTACACCCGCAGTGGTGTCCCTTCCACATATCCAACGCATCAGGAAATTACACTTGAACTGTTCAAGGAATATGCGTAAATGGGTAGAATGGGAATGTCTGACTGCCAAGAAGGTATGAAAGACTTTCAGCAGCAGTTGCAGAAGTTGCAAAATCCTGATGACTTTGTGGAATCGTGTGCAAAGGAACTTGCTGCCCGGTTGCTTCGCATGGTGGTCAAAAGAACACCTGTCGGACAGTACCCGGCAAGTTCAGGAAAAAAGGGCGGTACATTAAGGCGTGGTTGGACTGGTGAAAAACGTGCATCAGCACAAGGGTATGCAGACAGCCTGACGGTGAATCATTTTGGTGACACATATGTCATTGAAATTGTGAACCCGGTTGAATATGCATCCTATGTTGAGTACGGACACAGGACAGCCAATCATTCAGGATGGGTCAAGGGTCAGTTTATGATGACCATATCTGAACAGGAATTACAGAAAATTGCCCCAAAGGTGCTTGAAAACAAAATCAAGAAATATTTAGGGGGACTTGGTAAATGATAAATTCAATAGTTGAAGCAATCAGTTGTTCCCTGAACAAAGAATTTGGGGATGATTATGAAATCCACAATGAAGAAATCAAGCAAGGTTTGAAAGAGCCTTGTTTTTTTATTGCTTGCTTGAACCCAAACAACAACCTTTTCCTTGGCAAACGGTATGAACGTACCAATCAGTTCTGCATCCAGTATTTCCCACAGTCTGCAAAGAAGCAGCGGGAATGTGCTGATGTGGCTGAAAGAATGTATGACTGTTTGGAGTATATCACAACAGACGGTGATACCAAGCCGATCAGGGGTTCAAAGATGAATCATCAGGTGGTTGACGGTGTTCTGAATTTTTTTGTCAATTATGACTTTTTCACGGTCAAGACGGAAGATCAGACACCAATGGAAACTATGACGGCAAGCACGGATGTGAAGGAAGGTGGTTGATTATGGCAGCAAAAAAGACAGCAACGGGAACTGCTGCAAGGTCTGAACAGACTGAACCAATGTTCAGCAAGGAACAGATTCTTGCATCTGCCCGTTTTGCAAACAGAAGGGACTTGGTGGATGCCCTTCTTGATGAAGATAAAAGTTACACCTTAGAAACTGTTGACAATTTAGTTGAAAAATACATGAAAGGACAGGTGAAATAGTATGGCTTTAGGTGGTGGTACATTTACCTCACAAAACAAAGAACTTCCCGGTGCTTATATCAACTTTGTATCGGCTGCATCCGCATCCGCTGCACTGTCTGATAGAGGTATTGCAACAATGCCCCTTGAACTTGACTGGGGTGTTGAAGGGGAAGTTTTTGAAGTGACCAATGAAGATTTTCAGAAGAACAGCCTGAAACTTTTTGGTTATGCCTTTGACAGTCCTAAGATGCTTGGTCTTAATGATCTGTTCATGGGTGCAAAGACCTTATACGCATACCGTCTGAACGGCGGTGGTGATAAGGCAGCGAACACATACGCAACTGCAAAGTATTGTGGTGTTCGTGGTAACAATTTGAAGATCGTGATTCAGAAAAATGCAGATGATGCAAGCAAGTATGATGTTACAACCTACTTCGGTACGGTTAAGGTTGACACACAGACAGTTGCCAAGGCTGCTGATCTTGTGGCAAACGATTATGTAACATTCAAAGCTGCTGCTCTTGCTGTTACTGCCGGAACACCTTTAACTGGTGGTACAAACGGCACGGTTGACGGCACAGCACATCAGGCTTACTTGGATAAAATCGAATCATACACCTACAACACTATGGGCGTTGTGGTTACTGATGATATTACCAAGAAGTTATATGTGGCTTTCAACAAGCGTTTGCGTGATGAACTTGGTATCAAGTTCCAGTTGGTTGTTTATAACCTGTCTGCTGATTATATGGGCGTTATCAGTGTGAAGAACAAGGTAACAGATGCCGGATGGTCAGAAGCAGCACTTGTGTACTGGGTAACTGGTGCAGAAAGCGGTTGTGCAGTCAATAAGTCTTGTCAGAACAAGAAATATGACGGCGGTTTCACCGTTGATACCAATTACACACAGAATGAGTTGAAAGCAGCAATCAAGGCGGGTGAGTTCACTTTCCATAAGGTCAACGGCGTTGTCCGTGTGCTTGAAGATATTAACTCTATGGTGACTACTTCGGACACTTGCGGGGATGTATTCAAGGACAATCAGACGATCAGAGTTATTGACCAGTTGGGAAATGATGATGCAGTTCTTTTCAACACTAAGTATCTTGGTGTTGTTCCAAATAATGCATCAGGCAGAACTTCCCTTTGGTCTGACTTGGTAAAAATCCGTACACAGTTACAGGAACTTGGTGCTATTGAAGGGTTCACTGATTCTGATGTTACGGTTGCACAGGGCGATTCCAAAAAGGCGGTTGTGATTACATCAGCAATCACCGTTGTGAACGCTATGGGTAAACTCTATGAAACGGTTACGGTTGCGTAAGAAAGGGGTGAAATAAAATGCCGAATGTAACAATGAAAGCAAGGGACACTATTGCAGCAAAACTTGCTGAATGTTTTATCACAATCGGAAGTAGAAGATACAACTTCATGCAGATGATTGATATGGAAGCAAAGGTTGAGAAAACCAAGACTACTGTTCCCCGCCTTGGTGCAATCATGGCGGGTCATAAGTCATGCGGTATGGAAGGTACTTTTTCCGGCACGGCACACTATAACCAGTCAGTTCTTCGTCAGGCATTACTTGATTATAAGAACACTGGTGAGGATGTGTATTTTGAAATGCAGATCACCAATGATGACCCAACCAGTGATGCGGGCAGACAGACGATCATTTTCTATGACTGCAACACTGACGGCGGTGTGTTAGCAAAATTTGATGCTGACGGGGAATACCTTGATGAAGAGATTGAAGGAACATTTGAGGACTTCTCAATGCCTGAATCTTTTGCAAACCTCACGGGTTTTCTTACTAACTAAGTAACAGAACCCCTTGTGTGGCTTTTATATAAGGTCATATAAGGGGTTTTTTCTATTCTTTGATAAACAGAAGGGAGAACAACAAAATGTCAAAATTTAGTGCATTTATGAAAGCGAATAAAAAGGTAAAGGAAAATGAAGAGTTTGCACCTACTGCTTCACTTCTTGGTTCAGACGGAACACCTGTCAGATGGGAGT